TAACATACGGTCATATCGTTTTGTACTATTACGTCAAAAGTTGCAGCCCATCCTGCTAATTTATTCTCAAAGCGGTCTACAAAAGGTTCACATCCTACAGCTCCTTCAATCTGGAATAGGTCTGTATATAAATCTCCTCTTTGTAGTATAGCTACAACTCTATTAAGGACTTCTAACTGAGTATTTAAAACATCTTGTTCGTTATCATTACCTACAAATATATCTGTAACCTCGTCCTTAGATTCGTCTACTATGTCCATTGCTAGAACACTAATATTAAAAATCATTGTATTGGTTTCTACATTGCAGTTGTTTACTATGATGTGAGATAAAGGGAAGATAGTCTGCTTGTTTAAGTCTACATCGTCTAATGAACCAAAGGAAACTGTATTAACAAAAGGCTCTGCATTAAGTGCATCCTTTATCTTTTTCGTTACGTTATAAAATCCTGTCATCTATTCTTTATTAATTTTGCTTCTAATTGGTTCTTCTCTTTTTCAAATGCTAAATACATTAAGCATTCGTGAAAGTTTAATTTTGTGATATGTTCAAATCGTCTAACATCTCCTTTAGCGAGTCCATAGATTGATTGATACCACCCCCACTTTTTACCAAAGTTTGTAGCTGCTCCGTAGTCAGCTCCTTCGGTATTTCCTGATTCAAATAGTTCAGGGTAGTTTTCAGCAACTCTTCGTTTAAATTCCAAAAAAAAAACATACATCCCATAACAACATCCAATGGTATCTGTTTCATTGTTTCAGCATTGTCTAAACCGCTGTACTCTTCTATCTGGTATCTATCTCCTTTTTTAAATGTAACAGGTCTGTAAAGAACTGTCATAGCCTTGTGCATAGTATCCCAGTCTGTAAAGTTCTCATCGAGATCTACATATTCCCCGAGCGTCATATTATCGAGTACTGGAATTAGCCCGTATTCAATACCTCTATGGGTAAAGGTTGGAATCAAGTCTTGCTTCTTTTCAAAGAGGTTGTTTATGTCGTTAAGTATTTCTTGGACGTAAGTAAACTTTACTTTGGCTATGTCTTGCAGATTAAGACTACAAAATATCTCGACAGTCTTATGCATTAAGAAACTGCTATCTTGGTTTTCTTCTGTATTTAACTTAGTAAACTTCTGATACTGTTCTAAAGTTACTTCAGATAAATTACTAGGTATTTGTATTTCTACTTTCATATATATATACAATAATTTTTAGGTGGAACTGTATAAAATAAAAAGAACTGCATCTCTGCAGCCCTTTAAATAATTCCGTTAAATGGTTTAATATTCTCTTAATAATCTTTCTAGCTTTCTCATCACTCCACTAAAGAAGCAATCACTACAACCAGTAAGTGGTCTGTTCTCATTAAACACCCTGTTAAAGATTTTAAGTAGTGCCTTTTGTTGATCTGGTGTAACTGTCTTTATGTTTGTGTTTTCAGTTAGATAGTTATATTCGTCCTCAGTCAAACAGTTAGGTAAGTGTCTAGGAAATAGATAGTTAAGCATATCTTTACGTTCATCACAACCACAGTCACTCCCAGCAACAAACTTAACAAACTTCTTTATTCCTGTAGTTTCTGTAAACTTTTCTACTTGGTCGCCTAAACCTTTACTTGCTTCAGCGTGATTCTTTTTCCACTCCTTGTAAGCCTTACTTCTTTTGTCTCCTTTAAATTCTGTCATAATCTTCGTTTTTTAAATCGTCCCAATCTTCGTTTAACTTTTCTTTAATATCTTTTTTACAGTTCTTAAGCGTGTTGTAGATACTAACCCAGCTTATACTTGTGTTAGCTGCTATCTTTCTAATACTTAGGTCAGTAGTAGAATACAGCTTAAATAGCTTTCTGTTATACCATGTCCAATCCTGAGAAACTTCGTCCACCAGCAAGCAAAGCCTGTGGTAAGCTTCTTGTTCTTCTAGGTTGGTATCGTCTGCTATTTGCATAGGAAAGTCTTCTATGTCAATACTAATTTTTACTATTTTCTTTTTAGCATTGTAATACTGATAGTACATGCTTCTTAATGTGAAATACATATAGCCTCTACTAACCTTATTGTTCTTTACTATCTTTTCTGGTTTAGCATATCTTATAAGAGTTTCATAGCTTTGCTGTACAATGTCCTCTGCATAATTATACTCGCCAAAACTATTCACTACTTTAATCCATTCATCATGCTGTTTAGCTACAACACTTAACCAGTCTAATCTATTTGTTTGCTTCATTATAATTTTTTACCAGATGTGATACTCTCCTGAATTTGGGTTAGATAATTGATATGATACTGAGTATCTAAGTGCATCTAATAAATGATCATATTTTGCTATGGGTGTTTGACTTTTCTTTTCTAGCCACACGTAGTTTTTAAGTTCATTGATTAGGTTCTTACTATCTGGATCAATGATTAGTTTGTAGTCTTGTATCATTGCAATGCCAAATACAATTGAACCTTGACCTTTAATAGCTGGGACTATGTTACATGATTGTTTAAGTGAGTCTATTAATCTAGGGTCTGCTGAGTCAGCTACAATTAAATCCCTGCCAGCGTGTTTAGCGTTTAACTCTCCTAGCTGAGTTGCTGTTAGTTTGGTTAGATAGAAACATTCTTGAACGTAGATAATCTTGTTCTTTTTATCTATGTTAGTTTTAAGTAGGGTAGAAGGGTCGTTCATTCCAAAATCTTGACCTAGTACAGTTCTACCTATGGTTTGAAACTTTCCAAGTTCCCAGTTCTCATAAATTGCACCCATTAGTCTACCCTGCAAACCACGACCGTAAACATTATACCAATTGAGCCAAAATTTATTACCTGAATCTGCTTTAGCTTTAGCCTTTAGTATTTCTTGTATTGCTGCTTTAGGTGCAGCTTCATTATCTTTGTATGTTAGAATTATCTTTTCTGAATCCCTTGCATCTTCTAGTTCTGTATTAACCCAAAACTCCCCCGTTGGATTAAAATCTAAATAGATAAATTTAGATGTACGTATTGCTAACTGCTGATAAGATTCAAAGTCTACATTGTTACACTCATTTATAAATAAAATATGCCTTCTACTACCTCTTAACTTAGATGGGTTATCACAACTAAAAAATTCAATCCAAGAACCGTTAGAGTAGTTGTATGTCATTGCTGAACGGTTGTAAGCTTCGTCCTTCCAGTTGTTAGTCCATTGCATTATTTTTTTAAAGTCACGAATAACCCCACGCTTTAGATGTGGAACTGATTCTGATACAATGCTTATTTCGCTATTAGGATGCGTTGTAGCGTAGTCAATTAGTAAAGGTAATATGGAGAACGTTTTAGAAGATGAAGTACCACCTTGAACAATCCTAACACGTTTACGTAGTCTCGCTATCTTCGTCTGAGCTGTCGTCCTCAATAACATCTATATCCAGTTTATTAAAAATGGGTTGTTCTGATTGGCTTAATTCCATTGTTTGTTTTACTGCACCGTAAAGGGAATCCATAACCGCCTTGTAAGCTCCTACGTCTCCTTTAAGCCCTTTACTTATCATTGCGAGGGTAAGCATGTCTTCTTGGCTTAACTTCTCTGTAAGACCGTTTATAGGGTTCTTAACATCTTTAGCAGCTTCCATCCATTTCTTAACAATAGTTGCTCTGTTTTTAGAGCCTTTGGGTCGACCTTTGCCTAGCTTGTTCCCTTTTTCAAAAGGTTTTAAGTTGTCTTCTTTTGCCCATGTTTTTTTCATGTTATTTATTTAATTTAAAAAAAGTTTCTTCATCAGGAATCTTAATTTTACCTGAATGATATCCAATCATTTGATTGATGTATTGTCTATGGTTTTCATTGGTAGTGTATTTTAATACAGCTACGTAATAGTCAATCATACTCTCTGATGTAATTATTCTTTTTTCTTTAGTTATCATATATCGTTAAGCATAAATCTATTAGCGGGAAGTATAGCACGTAGTCTGTACAGTTTCTTTGCTTGTAATGTCTAAAGCCAAATAGAATACCCGGATAAATTCCTATTTCTAATCTCCAATCATTTTCCACAATGCTCACATTTTAATTCGTTCTTATCTGCTCTTTCAGTATCTAGGTCTAAGTCTCCTTCAAATGCAGGAGGTACATTTAAACCCCAATTATTTAAATCAATCAAATCCCAATTGTTAGCTAATGCATCGTAATCCCAATCTCCAAAGTTTGAATTATCTTTTATGATGAATTCGTTTTGCTTTTTAATAGTCCAGCCTTCTGCCACGTCTATCCATATTTCTTTAAGCCCTGCTTCTTGTGCTGCTCTTAGTCTCATGTTGCCCCCTAACACTTGCAGGTCTTCATTGACTACTAAGGGACGCTTCTCTAGCATCTCAGGAAAATCTTTTATTGAGTCTACTAATAGCTGAAACTTTGCATCTTTGATTACTCTAGGATTTTCAGGATGCTTTCTTAGCGTATATATTTTCTCCAGTCTTTTCATTTGAACTGCTTGTTCTTTTGCTTGTAGGTTTCTATTATTTCAATGAGGTAAAACCTATCCCATTTATAACCCGTCTGTTTGCTTAATGATATTTTTTGCTGCAATGCTTGAACTCGATCTAAACCAATACGGCTAATGAGTTCTTGCTGGTATGGAATAAGATTACCAGATAAGAAGTAATTACATTTCTTACATTGACCGTTTACATTGTCTTCGTTAAATCTTGTGATAGGATAATTACCTGCAGAATGAAAGTGCCCTGCTTGTAGTGCTGTATATTTTCCACAAGAGATGCAAGGCTTTTCTCTATCTCTTTCTCTAATAAATTTGTGGAAGTGTCGAACAGCTGTAGCCTTTAATTGGCTTAGTGTCTTGCTTCGGTATTTTGCATAGTCCATCCACTATAAAGATACGTCTGGTCTTTAGGCGATGTCAAGCTGTTTTGATTGGAGTTGTTTGGATTAAAGGCTACTTATAAACAAAAAACCCCTTACAATTAAGTAAAGGGCTTTTCAAACCAAAAACAAATGAAAAAATGCTTGTCTTTCCAAGCTGTCAATTATACTGCTTCTGTTAAATCTTTTTCGTTCATGTGAGCGTCTAAAAGATATCCTTCAGTTGGGCTTACTAGGCTAATGGCTCTATATATCTTTCTGCTTATAGCTTTGACCTTTTTCTTTTCTGAGTCTTTAGAATCAATTCCTAAGTTGCAGTAAAGTACAGCATCAATTTCTAAAAGAGTATCTACCTTTTTCTTGACAGTCCAAGTCTTAAACGCAACTATCTTGCTTATGTCTTCGTAGGTGTATTTCATCCTGCTGTTACTTTTAGGTTGAATTCGTTTGAAGCCGTTGCATTGATTTCTGTTTGTTCATACATCTTGTGAACCATCAAAGATCTAATTGATTGCTCCGTTACTTTGGCTAGAACCATACCTTTTCTACAATCCATTTTACCATCGTATACTTGTTGAAACACATCTAACAATTTGTAGTGTACGTCTTCAAGATTTTCAACTTTTTTTATTATTTCTATAGTTGGTTTAACTGTTTTCATTTTCTTTATTTTTAATTATACATAATCTTTTGATTTTCATAATCAGCCTAAGCGTTTCAATAATATCAGGAAATTGCCTTAGCTCTTTTGCTGTAAAGGGTGAGTTTTTTCTTGCTGCAAAACTGTTGCTTACATAACAATCAGATAGATTTTCTCTGGCTTTTTTAGTATAACCTGCTTTTTTCTCTGAGTTATTAGCATTCCATTTTTTATTAATAGCTGCTCGTTTCTCTGGGTTTTCAGCATAATATTTTTTATAATAAGCTGCTCGTTTCTCTTTGGTATCAGCATAATATTTTCTTTGATAAGCTGCTCGTTTTTCTTCTTTTGTCTGCATAATTAAAATGGTAAATCGTTTTCATCTTCAGCTGGTAGGGCTTCATTAATTGCAGCTGTTGTTACATCCCAGTCATGTGAAACCTTTTTAATGTTTGCTAATCTATCAGAGTTGAATGTCTTAACTACTCCTTCTGGGTTAGTCCATTGTCTACCTCCAGCCCACACATCCACGATTACTTTGTCTCCCTTATCAATTCCGTCAAGATCAATGCATTTATCTTGTGTGGCTTCAATGAGTCTAAACTGTGGATACTTATCTGCATTGTCAGTAATAACTAACTCACGCTTTTGAAATCCTTTAGCTCCGATTGTTTGTGTTTGACCTACAGTAAGTACTGTCCAGTCAGTAAAAATTTGTGGTTTGTTGTTCATAGTTTCTATTTATTTAATTAATGGTCGATAGGGTTTTATTTTTTTACCTACTCGTAGACCGGTTACTGGGTTTATCCCATGATTCCAAAAATCATTTGGAATATCTTTTCTCTTCGTTATTTCTAGTTTCATATATGATCAATCGTTTAAGTGTGCTGTTCTACATTGCTTAGAGCAGAAGTCATCTTTGCTTTGGTCTCCACAATAAATACATTTGTTTTCTGGTATTTCAGGTGGATTTAATTCTCTATCATCAATGTAGTAGCTCATTATCTTTTTTTCTTTTCTCTCTTTTTGTCTTCTAAAAAAGTACTCTGAATATCTCCGCTACTAAATCTATTATGGTTTGCTTCAGATCTGCTCTTTGCTGTTTCAAATCTAGATTCAACATATAAATCAAGTGCATCACAAAGCTTTTGATTATTAAATGATTCATAGAAATTACCATACTTCCCATTGATTAAGTTTTTAAAAAAAAGAGCTAGGTCAGCTGTATTTAAATAGCTGTAGTCTTCTAGTATTGTTATTGCTGCTAGAACTGACTGTGCTTCTGTCATCTGCCGTTTAAGGTTCATAAACTTGTTAGCATGTATTAGCCATTTTAATATCACAAGCTTCATATCGTTACTGGTTAAAGCCATCTTAGCTATTGAAGGCAAGCCTTTGATCTTCAGAACATCTTCAACTGTTCTGAGTCCTGAACCTAAAATTGCTTGTTCGGGGTTAGATATTGTTAGCTTCGATAAGTCGTTCGAGGTTTGCGTACTGGTTTTTATTTCCGTCTTCATTTGTTTTATAAATTATTTCGTCTTCCCAAGATTTATTATTGAGAAAGGTTTGAGGATTTTTTCTGTAAGTCTTGTCTGGTGTTGATTGAATATATTCAGGTAGATAATCAATGATCTTTTCTTTAACCTTCTGCGGTAGCTTATTAAACTTTTTCTCCATTGCTGATTTGTTTCCAATCTTCTTATCGTACAAATCATAAAAATCTTTGAACGTTGGATATATTTCAATTTCATTTATAACTGTATTTATATCTCTATTTTCATTTTCATTTTCATTTTCCATATGCTTAGGCATATGCTTAGCATATGCTTTAGGTTGTTTATTGTTTTTTTTACTGCCTTTAGCGTTGTTCCTTCTGCTCTCAGTGAACGCTGTACGCTTGGTTGCTTCTGCTTCTAATCGTTCGTTATAAAACAATCCTTCTTCATCTTTTAAAAACATTTCGTAGATGTCAGAATCATATGCTTTACATATGCTAAGCATATGCTTTTCTGATAGTCTACCCTTCTGATGCTGAGCGCATAAGAGTCTAATAAACTTCCCTACTTGTTCATCACTTAAAAACATAGTACCAGTTAAAAAATCAGAACTATAAAAAAGAAATGCTGGATCTTTCATTGTTTTTAGTTTAAGGTTGTTGTCATGTTTTTGGAATCATAATTCCTGTAGTCAAAAATATCTACTAGGTTAGGCTTGTTCCTTACGATATAGCGGAATAAGTCCTTCGCTGTTTCTTTGTCAGATTTTTCAATGTATTCAATTAGTTCATCTTTTAGACGAAGCTCTGTCTCTACTAAAAGTAGCTTCCTATCTATTTTATTTGATAAAGATTCAAAGTCATTTCTGTAATCTACATCAACACAATGTAAATTTTCAAAGCTCCTTAAAGAATGAACGATAGATGCATGATCGTAGTTCATGTAAGAACCTATTTCAGATTTGTTGAACATCGGCTTGCCAGTAGATTTATTAATTATGTTTACAAAGCAGTAGTGTGCAAACATCTGTCTCGCTTCCACATATCTACGGACTCGGCTTCTCTTGAAAAGATCGTCTAAGGCAAAGAATTTAGTAACTGTGTTCTGAACAACTCCTAGAGTTTTCTTCATTAAAACTTTTTTGCTGGCTGATAGTTTGCTTTGTGACATCTATTTAATTGTTATATATGATTTGGAATATTTAATAATTGGAGCAGTTAAAAGCTCATTATTAGAGTCTTGGAATATCTGTCTAGTAGTTCCATCTGGTAAAGTTTCTACTTCGCTCCACCCTCCAGAGTCGGCAGCTATTTTGGCTTTCTTATAAAACTCTTTACGCTCCTTCAGATGCTTCTCAAGCTCTACTATTTCATTACAAGCACTAAAATCAAATGTCTTTCTACCATTAACATTAGTTACTGTATAGCCTTGATATTCAAATGTATTACCATACTTCTGCGACTCTTCAATAGCTAGTTCATTTATACTTTTGGCTGCACTTTCTAATTGCTTTTTTAAATCAGTTATAACTATAAAGGCGTCTAAAGGGTTTATCCATCCATCTGCTACATCATCAGAGATCTTATCTAAGAAAACTTTAGCTTGACGTCTAGTAAGCTGCATACGCTCCTTCTTCTCATCTCTACGTTTTTCTTGCATATCAACTTCAAGAATTTTCATTGCTTCATTTGTGGCTTGGATTATTTCAGATCCAAGTAGATTTTTTACTTTTCCCATTATGATGCTATTTTATGTTCGTTCCATCTTAGAGCTAAAACGTCTTCGTCTACTTCGTCTACGTTGTAGCTTTCTTTTATATTGTTTATGAAAGTATCGAAGCTTAAACCCTTTTCTTTGTAGTGCGGTATACTATCGGCTACCTTATGGTCTAAAGCTTTTTTAAGAGGTTTACCGTGCTTATTAGTAGCGTCATCGTCTGCAGTATCGTCTATTAAAAAAAGGTTTCCTAAAGCGTACTTCTTAGCGTAGCTTGAAGCCGTGCCATATTTTTGAGGTAACGACATTCCTTTTTGTGTTAAGTCAACACCGACAACCGCATTAGCTGTTATTTCTTCTGCTCCATCGCTTATTGTAGCTGTAGAGTCTAAAACAGCGTCGCTTAAAAGGTCTTCGGTTACTGTTATATAAACAGCGTACTTTTTACAAAAAGGCTTTAAAGCTTCTAAAATGTCATCTGCCGAACGGTATTTGTATTTTCCGAAGTTGTTTGTTTTGCCTTTTTTGGCTTTTAACTCGGTTTGAATTGAAATCAGTTTTTCGTGTAATTTTTCCATGATCTATTTATTTATAAATTCTTTATATGATGTTACCAAGTTTTCATAAGATTTAAGCTTGTCTTGTAAATGCTCGTTCTCAATCTGAAGCCTTTTGACTTCTTTTTTAATTATTTCAATTGCATCCATGATTAGCTTTTTATGTAATCATTTAAATCATCTTGACGAATTAATGTCCTTCCACCACGTGTAGTAGTTCTAAGTCTTTCACTATCAATATCTCTTTCAATGATATGACGGGACAAGCCAGTAATCTTCATGACTTGAGATACATTGTACAGTTCTCCTTTGGTGTTCTGTATAATATAGGTTTGTAATTTTTGTTCCATTGTGTTGATCCTGATATCAAAATCTTCAAATGTGTTTTGTACTTCTGCAAATTGATTTTTCATAATTCTTCTTTTTTTTATTTAATAATTAAGCAAAGATTTTTTCTTTCAAAACTTCCTTAAATGAATTCATTTGTACAGGAGTAAAAGCCACGTCCTCATTGTTGCTGTCAAGTAATGAGACTACTAAAAACATCTTGTCTCTAGAGTGTTTTTCAGAACTAAATTGTTCTAGTGTTCCACTTAGAATTAAACAGTATTCACCTAAATCAATCACTTGGTGCTTGTAATTAATCTTAATCATATTTTTACTCTTCGACACTACTGTACTCTTGATTTTCAAATTGTTAACAAGGGTTAAACAATTAATTGCTTCTTCATGTTGTTTCTTTGTCATTTTATTATATTTTTATCGTAACGTTATTGTAAACATTTAGTGCATTTTGCAAGTGATTATGTTTACAATTTCTTATACAAATATATACATAATATTTACAAAAACAAATAAAAAGTAAATTATTTTGTAAAGTTATAAATTTATTATAAAAAAACAGATTATGAATAATGAATCTTTTTCGCCTCAATCCAAAAGACTTTTAGAATTTATTGAACTTACTGGCATGACAGTCAACGAGTTTGGAAAGCAATGCGGAATGCCTTCGCCTAACACAATGGGTAGAATAGTAAAAGATGGAAAGTCTCCTAGTCAAAAGGTATTAGATAAAGTAATTGCAAGATTTCCTCAATTAAACTATGATTGGGTAGTATTAGGATATGGGGAAATGATTGTTAAGGGTATCTTAAACCAACCAGCAACTGCTAGTTCTATCAGTAGGTCTAAGTTTGCTAGTTTTCAATCTATTAGTGATAATCAAATAGACCATGATTTTCAATTAAATGAGCTTACTACAAGAATAGATAAGGCTTTAGCTCTTATGTCTCAGTCTACTCAGTTGATACAGAATCAACAGACGGAGATGTATAAACTCTTAACATCTAGTGTTTACGAATGGGAAGGTAAAGTTAATAGAAATGTAAATAAAGTAGAAAGCTTACTAAATGATAATTACACTCTTCTGCAGGCAATGTGGGAAGAAATAAATATAAAGAAAGAAGAAAAAAAGACTAATCCCAAGCTTTAAACATCTCTTGATTTAATTTATCTACATCTAATCTAGTATAATTTTCAAGCGTTTTATAGCTTTTAATACCTGTAGCTTGCATTACTAAAGACCTTGGTACATTCCTTTGAGCTGACAAGGTAATGAAAGTTCTACGTGCTGTATGACTTCCTATTAGTTTCCACCTAGGTAAATCCTTTGAAATCTTTTTATTTCCGTAGAACTTATCTACTTGTATAACTTCATCAAAACCAGCAAGGTTACATATTTTTTGGATTTTAATGTTAAACTTTTGACTTGCTATAAGATTAAAATTCCAATCATATTTATCAAGTAAACTTTTTAGTTTTTTATTCAATGGTATGTAAGAAAATTGTCCTGTTTTTTTTGCTCTTATAACAATGCTACTACCTTCAATAAACTTTCTGTTTAGCCTTGAGTAATCTGAATATCTTTGACCTGAGTAGACACCAATTAAGAAAAGGTCTCTGTAGTAGCTTAAAGATTCATCTAACTCAAGTCCTGCAAGAATCTCTACTTCTTTAGAACTTAGGCTTACATGTGAAGTCTCCCTTACTTTAATAGATACGTTTTTAAATGCTGTATTTGTTTGATAGCCATTTTCTATGCACCAATTAAAAAACGATTTAAAATAACCCATTTTTCTTTTAAGTGTATTATCTGAAATCTCTTTATCTACTCTTAAATGTTTAATGAACCTACTAAAAAAAGCCTTATCAAAACTAGTTAAATGGTAAGTAGTTTTTTCTTTATTCTCTAACTCTAAAACTGCATTATGTATTCTAATGTATTTCTGTAAGGAATCTTTTTTTACTGATTGACTTTCTTTTTTTTGCTCTATAAATATATCAAAGTAATCACAGTAAGTAAGAGTCTTAACTGTTTGAGCTAATTTAAAGTATTCATCTAATTTGTTTCTTATGATTTCTTTTGTGAGACTTTGCTTGTAGCTCGACCTGAGCTTCTCGTAAACCATTTGGTATTCATTAAGCTCAAAGGCTATTTTCTTATTTGCTTTACCAATATCTCCACGTCTAGCTTTAGGTCTTTGTATAGATAAATCCCACTCTGACCTATCAACTTTTATTTTAGTACTATATTTGTGTAGTTTACCGTTTAGGTAAAAATGAAATAAAACATAATTTTGCTTTCAATCTTAAAAAAAGCCCATACGGATGATTTTACTGATGGTTTAAAGATATGAAAAACTATAAATAAATATAAAAAAAAATTGTAAATTAAAGAAAACCCGTATTTTTACTGAAATATATTTAAAACAATTATAATTACTTTTAATCTATTTATATATGGGGACGAGTCCCGTCCAGACCGCTTAAAACCTTTGAAACCCTTACTATCAGTAAGGGTTTCTTTTTATACAGATGGTTTTACGGATGGTTCAGCTAAAAGTTAGAGCTTCATAAGGCGATTTATATATGCTATTTCACGCCTTAACGATAAAAGCTCTTCCCTAAGTTCTTGTTCTGACATTTTAGATAATTCAAGATATTCTTTATTTTTTTCCATATTATTTTTTTCCATAGCCTTACAAATATATAGAATTGTTTTTAAAAAACACTAGACCTTTTTAAATGGGGAGGATTTTTTTTGTATATTTACAAAGTAAACGGATGCAAATTATTTACAATTCTAAGGCTAATTGACACTACAATGTCGGTTAGCTTTTTTTTTATAATTTCATAAGACAGTTTATAGCGGTATCTGCTCCGATAATAACTCCACATCCTATTGCTTGTTTCTTAAAGTTTTTTGCATAAGCTGCAGCGTAAGAATCTCCATCAACACCACAACCAACTTGCATACCAAATACACGAAAATTTCTACCTACCATCCATTCAGTATAGGCTTGAGTATGTATGTGTCCTTGTACTGTACTCTGCATATCATTCTTAGCCTTAGTTCGAGCTGTCCCGCCTTCACCATGTACGAACTGAATGTTATCGTAAACAATTCTTTCTGTCCAGTTCCAGTTCGTACCTAATACATCATTGTAGGACTTGATCCATTGTTTAGGTATTGCTGAATCAAAAGCCTTACGCATTATAATCCTATCGTGATTACCTATAAGTACATCAGCAACAGGAAATTCTTTAGACCATTTTTTAATATCTTCTATGGCATATTCTAATTCTGTAGCACCTCCTAATCCGTCAGGATCAGTTGCATGAAATGAACTATAATGATTATCAATTATATCTCCAATAAAAATAACTTGGTTACAGTTGTAATTTGCATAGGTTTCTTTACAAAATTCAAAGTACCCATCTAATTCAAAAGGAGCGTGTATATCTCCAATCACTAAAATTCTGCGTTCTTCTTTATTTATATGATTGTAAGCAGCTAATTTATTACCTGATAAACGTGGTCTTTCCTGATACATATTATTGATGTTTATTATTACCCATTACTTTCTCAAACCCTCTACTTCCAAAGTAGCCCATAAACACTATCTGTAGAAGGCTTTTAACGGTGTCTAAGCCCTCCAATTGATAAGCCCATCCAATTACAAAGGCTACAGTTAAAAAGGCTAATGTGAGGGGTCTAACGTTGCTTGATAACCAAGAACCACTTCTAGAGTCTGCTACCCATCTTCTAGTGATGCCATCAAACTCTTTAATCTCTTGGTCTAGTTTCTTTAATGCAATTGTTTTATCAGCCTCTGACATATCAGAACCACCTATAAGAGTCTTTACAACGTTACCTAACGGAGTATCTCCAGCAAGTGAACCAACTACATCAGGTATCTTTTCAAGTAAGAACTGACCAACCTTAGTATCTTTGAATTTCTTTTTACTCATAAGTTAAAGTGTTACCAGCTGTACAGCTAATAGAGCCACATAACATCCGGGTCTTTATCGGGGTCGTTATCTGTATGTATGAAGGTGTTACCGATACCAAACCTTGTAAATCCTGCTTTACGGAGTGCATCAATAATGATTGCTCTTCCTCTTGAATTGGTACAATGAATGTCGACTGCATATCCGTACAGATGTGAGCTTTTCTCTTTGCCTCCAACATATGCATTATGGCTCTTTGTTCTGAAGCCTGAGTTGATGGTAAAGGGAATCCCTGCAATACTACGAGCTTGGTCGAGCATTTGCAAAGTAGTAGGACACATACTATCACCGCTACCTTTTTCATCTGGACTATCAAATTCATATAGTTCAAAATTTAGCATTTACTTTTTATTAAATGAATCAAATAAAGAAGAACCGAATATTGTCATATTGTCAATCAAGTTGCTTTGTAAGTCTATAAGCATTTTTTCAAGTTCATCTTTCTGCTTTACTAGCATTTCTATATGCTTCTCCTGAGATTCTGTTTTAGATTGTAATGCATTTAACTCTTCAGGATTACGTCCTATAATAGCATAGATTACTACAGATAAACTACCTACTATCATACCTGTAATAGATACGAATATATCTTTATTATCTGCAGGGATTGAATTGTTTGCTAAGTATAATAATAGTAGAACTACCATTAAGAATATTCCAGCTGCACCGCAATAATGTATTAGGTCTCTTTTTTTCATTTACCTCTTAATTTGTGTATATTAATTCCTGTATAAATTATTGTTAGTATTAAAACTATAAATTGTAAAAAGGGGTTAATACTTTCCCATCCGCTAAACAATAGCGAAGTGATACTCAATCCATATATCTTCAAATCCTGTATCATCTTAAATTAAAACTATCCATTGAGAACTTTCGTCCCAAGAATAGGTTTGATTAAATGCAGTAGATTGCCAAAACATTAACCTAGACTCTTGCTTACTAGAAGTGTCCCAATCTCTAATGTCTTGATTGAATGCAGTAGCTCCAAGAAACATACTGTTAAAATCAGTTACACTTGATGTGTCCCAGTTACTTATATCTTGATTAAATGCAGATGCAAAAATAAACATATCATTCATAGAAGTCACGTTAGAAGTGTCCCAAAAACTAATGTCAGTATTGAAAGAAGTATTGTTTTCAAACAAATCAATCATATCAGTAACTAAAGTTGTGCATAGATTATAATTTTCTGCAGCAACTTCAGTTCTTAATGATGCATTATCTACTACCGTATAAGTTACTCCGTCAATAACAGCTGTATCTCCCGCTGTTGCATTAGTGCATTGACAAGTTCCGTTCACAAATGATATTAATGTATTTTCCATATTTAGTTTTATGAGAATTGAATTGTCATTGTTCCTTGTTGTTTTACTGTAGCACTACCTGTATATTTAAACGTACTTACTTTATCGTTTCCATCAGTAGTAGTAGTAATAGAGCAGTCAGTAGACGATTGTTCCGTTATAGTATATTCTGAAGGGTATCTAAGTATGGCAACACCAGAGCCACCTCTACCACCAGTAACATCAGTAGCTCCACCACGTGCACCACCTCCACCACCTAAGTGATTAGTTCCGTTGTTTGCTTGTGTACCACTTCCGTCAGCACCACCACCAGAACCCCCCGGAAAGCCTGCACTTCTAGAATCACCACCACCACCACCAGCGTAAAAAATAGACGTACCAGTAATAGCGTTTGCAAGACCGTCTCCGCCGTGTCCTTGACCATCGGTATTACCAGCTTCGCCAGCACCACCTCCGCCACCACCTTGGTTACTGGATGCAGTTCCACCGTTGAACCCTTGACCAGAAGTTCCAAAACCGATTTGTTGATTACTTCCTTCACCAGTACCTCCACCAGAACCACCATCACTAGCACCACCACCAAGACCACCAGCATCACCATTATCATTACCACCACCTCCACCACCTAAGGCAGTAAGGTTTGATACTATATCAGAACTAGTGTGAGCTCCTACCTCTGAGGTTGTTACCGGAGATGCTTTTTGACCACCAGCTCCACCATTTCCTACTCTAATTTCATAATTAGTTGCAAGAGAAAGAGATACGCCAGTTCCGCCAAAGTTAGTTAGCAATCCACCAGCACCTCCACCACCTCCGTCCCAGTTTCCTCCACCACCACCACCAGCGACTAATAGATAGAATACCTCTAATGGTGTAGGGAAATCAAATGCAGCTACTGCGTAGTATATATAAGTATGTCCAGAGGCATTTACATCTCCACCAGTACCAACTACTTGAAATCCAGTAGCATCAAAATTTACTCTATTAATTTGATTTGAATCCTCTGCCCAATTTGTGTTAGAGTATAAAGGATTATCTCTTGGGTCAGAAGTGTTTCTTTTATTATCTAACATAATCCAGTAACCTGTACGTGAAGACGCTTTTATTAAGATAAAAGAAGGCTCAAAACCCGTACTAACTACTGAGCCTATATTATTACCGTTTCCTACATAACTCCCTACTTTAGATACACCAGGAACTGAATGAAAGCAGTAATTAATATAACTTTGAGTACTTGGCGATGAGTTGCTTGTTATTGTAGTACTTGTTACGTTAGAGAAAACAGCAAAATT